CCCGGCGACACACCTCTGTTCTCCATGTGCAAAAAGTCCAAGGAGCCAGCCAACGTGCTTTTCCAATGGCCAGCCGACCGCTACTCCGACCCACAAACCGCAGGCGTCCTCGCTAACGACGACGTTTCCACCTTCGACGACGAGCACGCCAACCGCGTTCTCCTCTCGGGCCGCATCCAAAAGGTGCGCCGGGCGTTCCAAGTGGACGACCTTGTTGAGAATGTCGCCGACCTCGCAGGCGTTGGCAAAAAGCAAGCCTTCAACAAAGCCGCAGCCAAGGCCCTCGTTGAGCTGAAGATCGACATCGAGGCCATCATGGGCTCCGACAACGACAGCGTGGTGCAATCGGGATCGACCCCCTACCGCACCCGTGGCATCGGCGAGTGGATCAAAGCCACCGCGCAGGCCGATACAGCGACCGCCGTGGACTCCACGTTCCGCACCCCCGCCGCCTCGATCAACACGACCGCGACCACTTCTCTCACTGAGAACAACGTGATCGACGTGCTCCAGTCGATCTACAGTGTGCGCCGCGCTCGCCGGAACTACGACCTCGTTTGCGGCGTCGCCCTCAAGCGTGCGTTCACAAACTTCATCCGGACTGCGACGGCATCGACCAACGTGATGAGCACCGTGCGCACCTTCAACTCCAACGCGGAAGACAAGAAGATCGTGAACACCATCGACATCTACGAAGGCGACTTCGGCATCCTGGCCCTCCACGTTTCCACCTACCTTGCCAATGGCGCGGCCGCAGCGGTCTCCGCTGCCCGTGGCTACGTGCTCGACATGGATCTGGTCTCCATCGGATTCAACCGCAAGCCCCGCATGGAAGAGCTTGAAGACCGTGGCGGTGGCCGCCGTGGCTTCTGCGACGCCATCTTCGGCGTAGCGGTCTCGAACCCGCAGGTTCTCGGAAAATTCGCAGCGACCACATAATCCCGCCCCCCAGCCCTTGCCGGGGGCCGTCTCGACGATGGCCCCCGGCAAACGGGGCAGGGGATTTAGTTTTACCAAATGGAAATCCTCAAAGAAGCACTCAGCGACATACCTGGCGAAGTGGCCGAAGGGGCCAAGAACGAACTCTTCGCGCAGTGGAACTCCCAGGCTGTGCAGGCCGACGCCCGCCAGCATCTCATCGCTGCCGACCATGCCAAGCAGGACCTCCGCTCGATTGAGGGCGTGGGCGCTATGACGCTTTCCGTGGACCCACAGATCTACCACTTCTGGAACTGGAAAGTGCCCGGTTGCTGGAACGATCCCGATTTCATTGCCTGGTTTAAGCGCAACTTCCCGCAATGCACCGTGCGGTGCGGCGGCACAGGCAAGACCATGATTCTCATGCCGGGCCTCAAAGCAGCATGATGGATATTTTCACATTGCAGGCGAGAGAAACGGCAACTCGCAAGGCTCATACCCTTGAGAACACGGTTCAATTCCGTGGCCTGCTACCACTTTTTGCCAGCATACGCATTGCGGCGGGGTTATGTTTTTCCCTGGTCATTCATTACGCGCAGGCCGTAACCGCATCAAAAGCGGCCTCTGGCAACTCTTTCTCCACATGACCGAAGACGACAAGCCAGACCGCGACACGAAGTATTGGGTGGGCGAGCTCACGCAAGCCGCCACCGATGGCAGTTGGTTCTCCAGCGTCCGCAGCCGGAACTATGACACCCGCATGTCGCTCTGGGATGGGCAGTCCTCGGATGGCCGCAAGTGGGCTGAGAACCTCGGCAAAAATGTGTTCCCCTGGGAAGGAGCGAGCGATGCCCGCATCCGCTTGGCTGATCTGGTTTGCAATCGTGAGACCCAGCTTTGCCTCACCTCCACCTTTGCCGCCCGCTTGCAGATGATGCCGGTGGAGTCAACCGACGCCATGTCGCGCACGGCTGCCGAATCGGTGCTGAAATGGATGCTCTTCACCCACTGCGCCTCCGACCTCCGACGCGAACTGGAACTCGCCCTCAACATCCGCGCCACCTACGGCCTCGCCATCATGGGTGTGTTTTGGAAAACGACGACACGCATTGAGGAGAAATCCATTAGCCTCGAAGACATCATCATCATGGCCCAAGAGCAAGGCGACCCAAACTCACCGCTCGCCATGTTTATCGGTGCCATCCTCGACCCTCTCCAAGAGGAAGTCGCCATTGAGCTTGCCGAGCAATTCGCCCCCGGCACCGGCACGGCTGCCAATATCCGCAAGCTGCGCGAAGGCGGCGCGGTGGAATACACGGAGCCATACATCTTCGAGAGCAAACCCGAATGGACGGCCCTTGAGCCTTTCAACGACATCATCTTCCCCACCGCCACCTACGACTTGCAGCGTGCCCCATGGATCGCCCGCCGCGAGATGGTGACTTGCGAGGAGCTGGAAGAGCGCACGCTTACCGAAGGCTACCCCCAAGATTTTTACGAGAAGGCCGAGAACTACAAAGGCGCAAGCCTGTGGCCGGTGTATTCGCAGCAGAACCAGAACCGCCGCGACTCAATCCTCTGGCAAGACCACCGCGACCTGGTGGAAATCTGGCATGTTTACAGCAAGGAGACCGACGAGAAGACCGGGGCCACCAAGGTCATGTGCCGCGTCATGCACCCGAATGTGGACATCTTCGCCAAGGAGGAGATTTCCCCCTACTCACACGGCGAGTATCCTTTCATCGAGCTGGCCCGCGAGCGCGTGAGCCGGTGCATACTAGAGGCCCGTGGCATCCCCGAGATCGTCTCGACCATGCAGGCGGAGATCAAGACCCAGCGCGACTACCGCACCGACCGCGCCGGAATCGCCATCCTTCCCCCAATGCGCATACCGAGCAATAGGGGGAAACTTGACATCGTGCTCGGCCCCGCCGTGCAAATTCCCGAGCGCCGCCCGAATGAGTTTGGCTGGATGCAGCCGCCGCCCTTCGACCAGGGCACCATCGAGATCGAACGCGCCGTGCGCCGCGATGTGAACGAATACTTCGGCATGGCAGGCGAAGGAGTGGACCCCAACTATGTCGCTTTGGTCACGCAGCACACGGTGGACCGCTGGCTGCGCGACTTCAAAGCCATCATCACCCAAACCTACCAGCTCATGCAGCAATACATGCTGCCGGTGCAAATCCTCCGCGTCTCCGGCGGGCAGGCTCTACCATTCCAAGCCGACCGCGAGAGCATCCAGGGAAAGTTCGACCTCATGGTGGATTGGGATTCCCGAAACCTCGACGCCGAAGCCCTCGGCGTGAAGCTGAACTACATCAGCCAAGCCATCGTCCCGATGGACGTCGCCGGTGTCATCGACCGCGCCGGGCTTGTGAAATTTATCATGGCCGCTGTGGATCCCAACCTTGCCGACCTATTGGTGCGCGACCCCGGCCCCGCCGCCGCTATCGAAGCCAACGAGGAGCAACTGGCCTACACAAAGATTGCCGCAGGCACCGAGCCGGAACTCCCAGGCGAAGGGCAGAACCACCAGCTCCGCGCCCAAGTCTTGCAGGGAATCATCCAGGCCAACCCCGCCGTGCAGCAGCGCTACCAGCAGGATGAGATTTTCCGCAACATGATCGACGCCCGCATGAAGGGCTTCAATTTCCAACTCCAGCAACAACAAAACGCCCAGATCGGCCGCCAAGGCACTCTGCCCGCGTTGCAACAAGGAGCCGCGCAATGAAGACGACACCTTACCGCACGATCCGCGATGGGATCATCCAGCGCATGGGCATTGATCCTGAGCAGAGTTTGCTGCCTTCGCAGGCATCGGCGATTGCCGAGTATGCGACGACGGCGGCCGCGCTGGCTTGGGGGTTTTATGATTGGCCCGACACCACGCAGATCGAGCAGAGAGCGGTGGTGGCAGGGAGCATTGCGCTCTACCAAACTGGCCTCACGCCGATTGGCGCTGTCGAGGCTGTGTATGCTTCGGACCCCGCCGCCACGGGCATCGCCGATGAGCTGGAATTTGTTTTGACGGATGACGCCCTCACCATCACAGACGCGGCTTACACGACCGGCGATGTGTATGTGTTCTTTGCCCTGCCCATTCCCCGGTTTACCGACACGGCTTTTAGCTCCGGCACGACTTATGCCAAGGGCGACTTGGTTTATTACAACACGACCGGCGACTGCTACGAGGCAATCCAAGCGACGACCGGCAACCTCCCGACAGATACCACGTTCTGGCTCCGCCACCGCATCCCGACTTTCCTGGCGGACTACATTAAATTCTACGCCGTTGCCGAGACGCTGGCTGAGGACGGGCAATACGACAAGAGCCAGTTCCAATTCGTCCGCGCCGAAGGCGTCTTGATGCAGCGCATGGACGACGCCTGGCTCCGCCGAGGCGAGGTTCGCCGCTACTCCGCCACCTTCCAATAACCCCCACTTGACACCCTCTACCTATAATTAACCCATGAACTCCCCCGCCTCCCTCATTGCTGGCCGTGACGCGTCCGGCATCGTGCGCCCAGTCGCTGTCACCTCCGACGGCAAACTCGATGTCGGCCTGGCCTTTTCCGGCACGGTCTCAATCGGCACGGTCTCTATCGACCAGACGACCGCTGGCACGACCAACGGCGTCGTAGTAAAATCCTCCACGCTTCCCACCGGCGCTGCCACGGAAACGACCTCGGCCGCGATCCTGGCCAAGATCATCGCCGCTCCTGCCACGGAAGCCGCTCAGACTACGCAGACCACGCGCCTGACCAGCCTCGACGGCAAGGTGACGGCTTGCAATACCGGCGCGGTGGTTGTCTCCAGCTCCGCCCTGCCTGCCG